TGTGCCTAAGTTTCTAAAAGAGTTTAGCCATGTACAACGGCCTGACTTGTTAGACGAACAGGAACTTGCAGATAGAAATATTCATATTGTAGAAATTGAAAAACCTGAGATTGATAATGAGGTTGAAGAACTGGTAAATGAACGTTTCGATTTTGTTTCGAATAAGGTGGTTTACGATGTAACTGATTTGCCGATTGACCTTGAAACGGAACGCACAAAAAAGCTGAAAGAGTTTGAGCAGATTATTGAAAACGAAATGATGGATGCTTTAAAAATTGGCGTGCTGGAAAAACTTGCTTTAGGTGAGCCAGTTGCACAAGAAACAAAAGACAAACTGCTTGCATTACGCAGCAGAGAAGCCGCTGTAATTCGTTTAATGAATAGCGTTTCAGACCCAAAGGCATTGCGTAAATTCGGATTCGACAGAACAGAAATAGAGGAAAATCACTTATTGAAGCTGGAAATTTAACATTTAATGTGTAAAAATATATTTTAAACTAAAGAATAGAAATCATGACAAAACGAGGAAAAGGTTATGTAAATACAGAGATGGGAGCCGGAAGGGTTCTTTCACATGGTAAGGTAACAGACCTTACAGAAGAATTTAAAGTGAATGATGGAAATACACCATTTGCGCTTTTTATCATTCCCTTGGAGCAAAGTACCGATCCTGTATTGGTGAGTTGTGAAACTTTCCAGGGTGATGGTTTTGCAGACTGTCCATTTACTCCGAATTGTTGGGACGTTCCGGCACTTCGAAGAATTGAGGTTGACGGGATTGACCTAGATGTTTACGATGTGTATTGGGGAGGCGGAGCAGATGTTGTAGATGATGATGAAAGCTAATAGCTATGAGAAATTTAATTAATCATAGAAGAATTCCACAAAGGGTTCGACTAGGGTCATTGTTGAACCAATGGTATGGTGCAGAGTGGGACATTACTGAATCATCACCAAGCGTTACCAGAATTGCCAGTTCTACGGTTGCAATGGATTTACACGCCTCGTTGCCAATTCAATCTGCGATTAAAGGTTGTTTGCTTAATGCCAATGGTACGGTGAATTACTACCTTAATGGTAATGATTGGACTAAAAAAGCAGATGACACAGCAAGCGTATTAGATGGCACAGATGGAAACGTAATGGTTGAACTACCCAAATACTATGCTAAATTTGAAAGCAATGGGAATACTCGTTCTGTAAAATTTTCTGTAAAAGCAATTGCAGGGTTTATTCAAATTCCTAAAATGTATATTTCAGCTTACGAGGCATCCTTAAATAGAACCAATAGCAAGTTGTCAAGTGTAGTTAATACTTCTGCCGATTACAGAGGTGGCAACAACAATGCTGCGTTGGATGCTGCGGCAAACTCGTTACTGGGAAAACCCGCCACTGCTATTTCAAGAACAAATTATAGAACTTATGCACGTAATAACGGTACGGGCTGGCAAATGAATTTCTATAATGCACATAAAAATATGTGGTGGTTGTTTATGGTTGAATTTGCGAATCGCAATAGCCAGGCGGCTGTAAATGGTTCATTAACAACAGAAGGATTTAGGCAAGGAGGTCTCGGAGTTGGGGTTACGTATGCCAATTCAACCGAGTGGAGTAATTTTTCGGGTTCCTACCCATTTGTTAATTGTGGCGCATCTAACAGTCTTGGTAACAATTCGGGCGAAGTGGATACTGTTATTGCCGATTTTGGCGGTGTTGGAGTTGATAGAACATTTAAGGTAAACAGGTATCGTGGAATAGAGATGCCGTTTGGGCATATATGGAAAAATATTGACGGTATTAATATAAAAATACAAGCCGTTGCCGATGGAAATGAAAGTCAGGTGTGGACTGCTGATAATCCTTCCGATTGGAACGACAGCAATTATACCAATTACGAAAACAAAGGATTATTACCGCGTGCCAATGGTTATATGAGTGAAGCTCTATTCGGGGCTGGTGGCGAATTTTTACCGAAGGTAGCCACCGGAGACAGTGCAACATATTATTGCGACTATTTCTATACAAATTCACCAGCTAGTGGAGAGAGCCTTAGAACGCTCCTGGTTGGTGGTAACGCGAATGATGTTGCGACTGCGGGTTTCGTTTGGTCGTACTCGTATTACACTCCTTCGTTTGCGCGTGCGCATATCGGGTCTCGGCTTTGCTTTCTTGGGGCGTAGCCCCCGGAGGCTAATAAAAAAAACGTTAATTGAAATACTTAGGTTGTTTGTTTCCAACGCTCCTGGTTAGTGGTAACGCGAATAATAGTGCGAATGCAGGTTTCGTTTATTCGAACTCGAATAACACTCCTTCGAATGCGAATGCGAATATCAGGTCTCAGCTATGCTTTAAATTTTTACGGGAACAAAAACCCTGCCTCTTGGCAAAAAACAAACTTATTATAAAAGGTATTGGTACTGCAAAGGAAGATTCCTTATATAAAGCAAAGAAAAATAATGAAAAGAATTGGTAATTTATATGAACAGATAATCAGCATCGAAAACTTAAAGTTAGTTGACGAGAAAGCCCGTAAGGGCAAACGGCAAAGCTATGGTGTAATTATACACGACAAAAACCGTGAAGCTAATATTATTGAACTGAATAAAATTTTAAAGGAGAAAACTTTTAAAACTTCACGATATAATGTGTTTAAAGTTTATGAGCCAAAAGAGCGCGAAATTTATCAGTTGCCATATTTCCCCGACAGAATTGTTCACCATGCAGTAATGAACCTTTTAGAACCTATTTGGGTGAGTATTTTTACTGCCGATACATACAGTTGCATAAAAGGAAAAGGGATACACGCAGCGGTGAAGAAAATAAAGCACGATTTAAAAGATTTGAATGGCACGCAATATTGTTTGAAGTTAGATATTAGAAAGTTTTACCCAACAATAGACCATGTAATACTAAAGAGAATAATACGAAAGAAAATAAAAGATGCTGATTTACTGGAATTGCTCGACAAAATAATAGACAGTGCAAATGGTGTACCTATTGGTAATTACCTGAGCCAGTATTTTGCGAATTTATACATGGCTTATTTAGACCACCACATAAAAGAAGTGTTGCAAGTTAAATTTTACTACCGTTATGCCGATGATATGGTAGTTCTGTCGGGTTCGAAAGCCGAATTATGGGCGATTTTTGCAGAAATTAAAACCTTTTTAACAGATAATTTGAATATCGAGATAAAAAGTAACTACCAGATATTTCCAGTTTCTGCCCGTGGTATAGATTTTTTAGGATATGTTTTTTACCACACCCATGTATTATTGCGCAAAACGATAAAAAAGAGACTTGCAAAATCTTTTAAAAAACCGGAAAACAATTACTCGTTTGCCGCTTACTGGGGTTGGTGCAAACATTGTAATAGTATAAACCTGTTAAATAAACTATGCGCATGAAAAAATTTAGCGACTTAGGTGTAAAGCCTCCTTCTGATACAATGGTTGGAGAAAAGGTTAAAATAACAAAAGTTTTAAACCGGGAAATTACCGTATTAAACCACAGGATTGACGATAGTAAGTTTCAGAAAAATAAGTCAGGCAAATGCCTTTGTATTCAAATTCAACTGGGAGGTGAAAAGAGGGTTGTTTTTACGGGTAGTGACGTGTTAATTAATATGATAAGGCAAGTGAAAAAGGAAGATTTCCCTTTTATTTGTACAATTGTTAAAGAAGGTGAACATTTTGAATTTAAATAAAAATGAAAATATATAGTAACAGACCAATTGAAAGCCAACTTTGGAAAGGGCAACAAATGTTAATAGCAATTAATCAGAAGGAAAATCCTGTAATATCAGAAGATGATGAAGGAAAGAAATTTGAGGCTGATTTTACAATTGTTGATTCTCTTACTGCGGAAGATGCTATTTACGCATTTACGCGAATGACAAATGATGTAGAACTTGACCAGAAAGTAATTAATAACATAGAAGTTGATGGAAAGCCAGCAATTGAAACAAAGCCAGAATATGCAAAAATTGAAACTACATTTTTTGAACCCCTACCAAATTCTGGTGAATTAAAAAAAGGTGCAATATATGGTTACGACAATGGTGCGGTTATGGTTGTACAACCTCACGCCAGAACTATCTACACTCCCGAGCAAACACCTGATTTATTTTCATTTTGGCGAAACAATACAGATAATTTAAATTGGATTGAGGGTGAAAAGGTTGAAGTTGGATGGAAACGAATGTACAACGGTAAGCAATACGAAGTTGTTCAAGCTCACCAAACACAATTTACATGGAATCCTAAATTAACAATAAGCGTGCTTTGGAATGAAGTTATAGTTGTTATTCCTGACATAAAACCCCCACAATGGGTTAGTGCAAATTGGGGAAATTACACAATGGGTTATCAGGTATTTGATAGTGGCAAAGTTTGGGAAGTAATAGGATTAACACACACTTGGATTCAACCCGCGATAGATGGGAATGGTGCAATTAGTTGGAAATTTGTAAAAGATTGGATTTAGTTCACCTTTGGAACTTGTTGAACTAAAAGTTGGAGTTTTAATATCTCTGGTTATTTTGGGTATTTGTTTTTTGATGATGATAACTTAATCGATATGAAGCTGCAATAGTTTTGGCAACGGTATTTTAATTAAATGGACTATAAAATAAATGTAATGCACAGAATAGAAGGATTTATAAGTACGAAAATTTGGGAGTTTTTTACAGCTGTATTTTTAAGTGTATTAGGCTATTTCAGTCCGTTGAAAAATATAGCGCATCTGGTATTGTTTTTCTTTTTGGTGGATATAATTTACGGTTATCTGGCAGATAGAAAACGAAATGATGGATGCTTTAAAAATTGGCGTGCTGGAAAAACTTGTTTTAGGTGAACCTATTGCACAGGAAACGAAGGATAAAGTTATTGCATTACGCAGCCGGGAGGCCGCCGTAATTACTTTAATGAATAGGGTTACGGACCCCAAAGTATTACGTAAATTCGGATTTGACAGAACAGAAATAGAGGAAGATAAAAAGGTTTTGAAAACTGGGAGGAAAATATAAGAATAAACAATACTATGGACGTAGCTAATTTTATTGAACTGGGCGTTTTATTAATCGCCGTATTGACTTTTTTAATTGTATTACGCAAAATGAACAAGGAAAGCTCGAAAGACCGGGAAGAAAATGCGATTAAAATTCAGTCTAACTACTTAAAAATTGTAAGAATGGATAGAGACATTATGGCTATGAAAAAATTACACGACTTGACAGCGTCAAAACTTGAAAAAGATTTTGCAGCTGGAATATCTGGGCTACATGCTGAAAACAGGGAAGACCACGGGAAACTATTTGATAAGCTAGAAACTGTGATTGTGGAGCTTACAAAAACAGCGTCTAGTTTTGAAATGTATATTAAAAATCAAGAAGCAAAAACACCATGAAAAACACAATTAAAAATGCGCTACTGGATGCTGCAATGTGGGTAGTAACAACGTCATTGAGCGTGTGGTACTTATTGATAGTTCCAATCTGTAAAAGAATATGGGCTTTGTTTAGGGGCATTTTATCAGATTTCTGGATGGTTCCACTTGCTATTTTCCTCATCAAATGGCAGGCTGAGGTTACAGCTCAATTGAACCTAATGCCGACATTGAACGACGTTAAAATTGGTAATATAGTCCCGTCTCTTGTCGTGTTCCTTCTGATGATGACTTTGGTTAGATCGTATTACTTTTTTCAATATCATGATGTTTACAACGATTCATTAATGCGAATAAAAAACGAAAAATGGCAAAATTTATCACCTTGGCAACAGTTTTTATCCTTACGCTTGGAACGGTGGATATTAATAATAGCATTTGCGATAATCTATCTAGCTCAGTTCTAAAAAAGGAAATTAGAGAAACGCAACTGCGAGCCAAAATAGTCGAATCAGCAGCACGTTGGTTAGATGTTCGTGAAATTACGGGACATAATGACCATCCGATGATTACGAAGTCTATGAAACTTTGCGGGCTGTCAGGAAACAAAGGTTATCCGTGGTGTGCATCAAGCCATTCAGAGATATTCGATCATGCTGGGCTTAATACAGTAATTTCAGCACGGGTGGTTGATTGGTTTAAATCAAATGTAGTTTGGGAAAGGGAATGGAATATTCAAATACCTAAGCAGTACTTAAAGCCGGCTATGAGCTTGGGGTTTTACTACCCAAAATTAAAAAGGTATGGGCATATTTCATTGCTAGTAATTGCTTCTGATAAAAGGTTGTATTGTTACGAAGGTAATACTTCTGATAGAGGGATATTCGACCCGACTACTTTCGAAATGATAGACATGGATGAAGATACAGAACGCGAAGGTGACGGGTTTTATCCGAAAGTACATTCATACTATGAAATAGATGTAATTGCGGATAAATGTCTACAAGGGAAAGACTTTATAAACAGATATGACAATTATCTAAAATCAGTATTATGATTAAAAATTTGCTTAAAAATTACAACCCAATTAACACAATTGAAAATCTTATTTACGTGGGACTAACTTTTTTCTTCATGAATATTTTTGTGGTAAAACCAATAGAAAAAAGGTTTGACAAATTACAGGATTCAGTTATTCAAATTGCAATGCAACCACGCTATTCAATCTCAAATGATTTTGAAAAAATGAGGACAAAAAAGAACGGGAGTATTGTTCTTGACTTTGATAATAAGTTGAATCACATTCAGCTTATGCCAATGGATTCAATAATGATAGATTCAACAACGATAACAACAACGCCAAATTTTTGGCAAAAACTATTCCACAAGGAATAATATTATTAACTTAAATTTTACAAAATGAAAAAATTATTTTTTACATTAATGTTGCTTTTTACAGCAGCTATGGTGTTCGCCCAAGGGGGTGAGCCGGTAAGTTTTGATTTGACGGCGAGCCTTGCAACTTTCTCTGCAGCTTCCGCCCTTACGCTTCTTTTGACCGGCTGGATAAAAACAGCCTTAAAAGTTACAGGTAAATATGCCAGGTGGTTAAGTTGGGCTGTGGCAATTGTTCTGGCAATAGTAGGTTGGTTCCTGAAGATTGGAATGTTCGAAGGTCTTCAGTGGTATATTGCTATTGTTTACGGGTTTGGTATTGGGTTGGTAAGTAACGGTATATTTTCATCTGATACGGTCAAACTTATTCTATCAGTTGTAGGCGCTCAGTTATCGAAAAATAAATAGTCGTCTATATTTTAATGAAAACCAATCAATCAAGTTCAATTATAATTTCATGCTATGAGAAATTTACTATTTGCATTTATTGCATTTCTCTTAGCGGTGGTTTGCTACGCAGATCCACCCCCGGAACCGGCAAACCTAATTGCCGAAGTTGACAGTTATGTAGATTGTCAAAGTTTAACCGCTATTGCCGTCCCCAATCCTTTTTTAACAGACGAATAAAATTCGTGTTGAATAAGTTTCTGTATAGACAGAGGAGCCTCCATTCTTTCCTCGTAATTTTGTACGGTTCTGGTAGTAACCCCCAACCTTTTTGCAAACTCTATCTGAGATATCCCTAAGGATGTTCTTATTTTTCGTATGTCTAACTTATTGTTATTCAAATTGTTATGCTATTGCACGAAAATAATTCGGATTTATTACATGAATAATTTGCATAAAGGCGAAATATTTTCATATATTTGTACTGAATTTATACACCACATATAAAAACATAATGTAAAATATAGTAATGAAAAACGAGGGAAACAATACCTCAATCGAGGTAAAAAACAATTTCAAAGAGGCTTACGGCATGCTTCCGCACAAATACCAAACTCCGGTTCGATTGGAGATTATGCAAAAATGCGACTGGAAATCGCAGCTTACATTTCACCTAAAAAGGAAAGGTGATACCACTATTACAATTCTTGAGGCTCCTGTTATCGAAGCCGCTTTTGAGGCTCACAATATTAATGCCTGGACCGGCGAATACATCAAACAACTGCAGGATTAAATCTACTCACCTTTTTAATAACACGCCATGTTATCACAAAATTTCGACTTCGAAAAAGCAAAAGACCTGAAAATTCGCCAGATGGGCGTTGGGGCTTATTTGCAACAATTTAAAGTTCAGATCGACCTTATGCCTTGGAGCAACGAGCAAAAGTTTGAGGAGTATTATATCGTGCGTTCCGAAACCCTTAAAAAATACGCAGCATGAGCACACAACTATTCAATTACAACGGTACTAAAATAACGTTCGCCACAACTGAGAGCAATAAGATAATGGTAAATGCCACTGAAATGGCAAAGCCTTTCGGGAAAGTTGCTAAAGATTGGATAAAAACACAATCGGCCAAGGAGTTTTTATACCTTCTAGGCGAAGGGAGAAAAATCCCATCGGTTGATTTACTGAAAGTTATAAAAGGCGGGAATGGTGATCAGGGCACCTGGATGCACGAAGATGTGGCAATTGAGTTTGCCCGTTGGTTAAACCCACGCTTTGCAATTTGGTGTAACGACCGGATTAAGGAGTTAATGAAACACGGTTTTACAGCCACACCCGCAGCATTGGAGCAAATGATGAACAACCCTGATTTTATAATCGGGATGGCCTCAAAGCTTAAAGAGGAGCGCCGCCAGAAGG